TTGAAAATAACTACTTGCTTTACTAATGCCATTTACATAAATACCATCAGTTTTAGTCTCTAATCTTTTTGTTGAGTTTACATAATGACTATGTTGGTCTGCTTCTAACACAATTCTATCAGCACTACTTTGAGCTCTTCTTAATTGTAAATCTTCATCATACGACTCAATAATTCCACCATCTACTGTTACTTTTTTGTCAAAATAATTTCCAGGTCTATCGGTCATAAAATGATTCCAACTTGAATTTTGAGGACCAATTAAAGAGTATCCACTATCTGTAAGAACTTTAAGATAATTACCTGAACCTAAGTGCATTTCTGTATGAGTATCATTTACAGTTAAATCCATATAATCGCCAGTATCTCCAGCTTGATACAATGTTAGTGTTTTGCCACTAGTTAATTGCATAGCAAGTTCTTCAGTACCAGCTCTTGTAGTATAGAATCTAAAGTGTCCACTTCTATTAGCTTGACTACCATCTGTTAAATAAGTAGCTATTCTACCTACGTTAGTAGTTCCACCTTGACTATGACCAAATGTTAAACTTGGACCACTACCAGCACTTGTTGCTGTATTTCTAAGTTCTAAAGTAGGATTAGAGTTATATCCTAATTTTGCACTACCAGTTTCAGACATTAAGAACATTACTTTACTTGTTGTTCTATTGTAAAAATATAATTGAGAACTATCTTGTTCTATACTTACAACATCAGCACCACCTCTACTAAATCTAATCATGTGGTCGCCATTACCAACTACTCTTAAATCTCCATTTACATCTAACTTATAACCTGGAGAACCTTGACTTATTCCAATTCTATTATTACCAGCGTCAACTCTAAACATATTAGCATCACCATCAGACTCTATTCTTGTGTCGCTATCGTGTCCACCTTCATTAATTGTTACTCCATATTCAACTGACATTGGAGAACTAAATGAAGTATTACCATAAATGCCATGATTACCTGAAGAATCTATTAAATATCTTCTTGAACCTGCTGTTGAAATTGCTATATGATTTGCAGCTGGACTAAGAATACCAGTATCGGTATCTCCTGAAAAACTAAATGCTGGAACTGAATCAGAACCAAGACCTTCTGAACGAATATATCCAGAACCAATTCTTGCATAATATGCACTACCAGCATAATTTCTAAATCTATGTTCCCCAGCTTGATAATAATTATTTCCGTCAGCAGTTCCACCGAAATACACAGATACAGCACCATTAGGATTTAATATCTTAGTATAACTTGCATCTTGTGAGGCAATACCAGCTATTAATCTTGTAGGTTCTTCCTTGTGCAACCAACCAAATCCGTTAGTAGTAGATTTTGTTACTGTCCAACTTTGATAAGCAGATGCACCACTTCCATTTAAATGATTATCTAAACTTACTTTAAATCCATAATAATATTTATTTGCATCATCATAATCTCCAATAGCTATTGCTACATTACCGCTTGAATTAACACCTACAAATTTTTTCTTTTTATCATTACCTCTATCATTGATTCTTGCAGAATAAGGATAACCAGCTACTCCGTCTTGTCCATTAACACCAGAATAAGTATAAAAATTAACATCAAAATCTATAAAAGATTGATTACCATAACCATACCCCTTAACTGTAATAGTACACATACGAGCAGAACTTCTAGTAATATTGGTATTAATAACCATTGCACCATCCCAATTAGTATTGTCTGCAAAAGTCATTATGTTGTTAGTAGTAAATAATTGATTAGTATTTGTTCCAAAACCACCTTGTTGTGATAATCCACCAATTCTATGTCCATAATTAGACCAAAATGCTGCATCTATATTTACTTTATCAGCACCAGCATCTACATAAATTGCGTTTACTTTACCATTACTTTCTACTCTAAAATCTATGTCATTACTATCTTCGTTAATTACAATAGAATTAGCACTACCATCTAATGTTAAGTATGTTGCTGTACCTCCACTACCATTATCTGATTTTAAAATAACATCTTTGTCATCAGCAGTATTTGATATAATTAAATCGCCAGTATTGTTTACTAAATAAGTATTACTTCCATCGTGTTTAAAGTTTGCATCATTAGAACTACCAACTTGGAATTGTATGCTATCGTTCGCTCTTACATTTTTTAAAAATCTACTTAATCCATCATTACCTTTAATATTAAAATAGGTTGTATATCCACCACTACCGTCATCTGATTGAAATATAATTTGTCCATCATCTTGATTATTTCTAATGTAAAGATTACCAGTAGCATTTGTCATATAGGTATTAGTTGCATTGTGAAAAAATTTTAAATCTCCAGCACTACCAACTTGAACTTCTACATTGTCATTAACTCTTATATGTTTGTTAAATAATGTTCTACCAGCACTACCATCAATTTGCATATAGTTTTCAACTCCACCACTACCATTGTCTGATTGTAGTATAATATCTTTATCATCAGAATTATTTCTTATGTATAAATCTCCGTTCCAATTTTCAAGAAAACTATTTGTACCATTGTAATACATATTCATATCGCCATCAGTACCAGCAGCTATTGCTACATTGTCATCTGACCTTAAAGATTTCTTAACAACAATTCTTTCATCACTTCCATCAAATCTCATATAGGTAGTAGTTCCACCAGAACCATCATCATTTCTAATAGATATATCTGAATCATCTGTATTTTGGTCTATGTAAATTGCACCATTATATGACTGAATATAATTACCTCCATTAGTATGATGTTGCATTTGAAAATCTAATCCAGTTCCAAAATATGAAATAACACCATCTGGGTGTCTTGTGGCTTTATCAAAGTTTACTAATGTAGCACTACCATCTATTGTTAAATAAGGGGTATTTCCACCACTAGCATCATCTCCATATAATACAGTATCTGCATCATCAACAGTATTTCCTATACGAAGTTCTCCTTGATAATTATAAATATAAGAGTTTGTTCCATCGTGAAATAATCTTAAATCATTACCAGCACCAATTCCTAAAATAGCATTATCATTTAGCATAAATACACTACCTGCTTCACTAGCATCTATTTGTAATGCAGTAATTTGACTTCCACCATCGTTTACAGAAAAAGTTATATCTTGGTTTGAAGATAAGTTTCTAAGTTGCATACCTGCTGCTGCATTTTGGTCTATAGTAAGATAGTTATTGCTATTTGATATATAAGAAACTGAACCATTGTTATAAAAGTTTAAATCGTAACCCGCACCAATAGTTAATTTTTGATTATCGTTTGGTAATATTACTCTTCCTACATTACTTGCATCTATTTGTATAGCATTTAATGTTGAACCACCATCATTAATTGAAATAAATACATCTGAATCTTGACTTTGTTGTCTTATTAATAAATTTCCACTTGTGTTGCTTATGTATCCGTGCGTAGAGTGTTGTATATTTAAAAGTCCACCTGCCCACAAAGCTCTATCTCCAAAGTATGTATCTACATATAAATTTACAAGGTCTGAACTACCCTCAGTAAATCTCATAAACTCTGCACCACCAGTAAAGAATCTTAATCTATCATCAATGTCTTCTGAAATGTAAGTATGACTACTAGCACCAAAATAAAGTTTTTCAGCAACTGGCAAGGTTAAACTACCCTCTATATCTGCTCCATCATCAGTAGTTTCAAATCTTAAACCATTATTATAATAAAGTTTTGCACCAGCATTTGCAGTAAGTTTTAAAGCATCTTCAAATAAATTACCACTTGGATTATGGTGTCTAATAGTTAAAGAATTACTATTTGCTAAAGTGAAAACATCTATAATCTTGTTACCATTACCTGCAAAGTCTAATTCACTTTGTAAAGATAACACTCCACCTGCTGTGATTGTTGAAGTTGTGCTTATTGCACCAGTTACTGCTAATGTGCTTCCATTGAAAGTAAGATTGCCTTCTCCACGAATAGAATCAGCGTCAGATGCTGTAAGAACTCTATTGTCAGCAAAGTTAGCTATAGAATCTACAGCTCCGCCTCCACCTCCAGCAATAGGAGAAAGACCAGTAGCCGCCGTAGAGCCATCACCAACATATAATGCATTAGTATCGCTTTTATATATAAGCTCCCCAGCTGCTGGGGTACCAGCATTTGAGAGATTTGTACCTCTTCTTACTAAAATCTTATTTGCCACTTAAACTCCTTAATAAGTTCCACAATCAAATGTAGTATCTACAAAGCCTTGTTGTGCTTCAATTGCTTTGTTAAATTCCCATTGCGTACCAGTGTCGTCATATAAGATACTAGGACAACCGCTCCATCCACCAACAATAATACCAGCTCCATCTGATGTAGCAGAATTTGTTGCATTTTTAGCAATTTCTATTGTTACGTCTTCTACTTCTAAAGTTGATGTATTTAATGTTGTTGAAGTTCCTTGAACTGTTAAATCGCCAGTAACAGTTAAATTTCCACCTGTAACTATATTTCCAGGCAACGTCATATCATGCTGTAATTTATCAGCTGAAATAGTGTTGTCGGCTATATCTGCGTTTTGTATAGTTCCATTTAATATTTTATCTGAAGTTACTGCACTTGTTGCTAAAGCTGTAGCATCAACAGAGCCAGGAGCATAATGCTCAGCGTCTATAGAATCAGCTGCGTAATGTTGACTATTGATTACATTATCGTCAATTTTAGCTGCAGTAATAGCATCATCATCAATTTGCGAAGTTCCTATTGAACCAATAGATACTACTCCACTAGATACTGAAAAGTCTGCACTTGCAAACGAAGCAATACCTTTTGCACTTGTTGATGCAAAAATATTAGAATCAGTTAAGTCTAAAGCTATAGTAGAAGAATTATCATTTGAGCCAGAAGCTATTGTACCGCTAATACCAGCACCATAAGTTAAATCTTGCAATGTAGGCAAGTGAAACACTTCTACGCTTGAATTATTATGTCTTCCAACAAATAATTGCTTAGCTGCTTGATTTAAAGCTAATTCTCCATTCGCTAAAGTTCCAGGAGGGGTTGTTGTTGTATTACTATTATGTCGTTTTATTTGGAATGTATTTCCCATATTATTTCCTTAATTATGTATATGTTCCGTTGTCAATTACTTTGTTTGATAATGTTTGATTAGAACCCAAGTCTACTACATCATCATTATTAGTTCCCCCTATTACTTTATCGTCTAACTGATTCAATTCAGAAGCAGTAGCCGTAATATTTTTTAATTTTGTTAAATCTGAAGCTTCTACATTAGAAGATGAAATAATTCCACTTCCATTTACATTTTCTTGTACCGCATCTTGCAAATTCGCCGCATTTGTGCCTGTAAGTGTTATAGGTATCTCAGTAGCATCAATTGTAAATGTATCATCGGTTTTAGACGCATTTTGTACGCCTACGGACTTGTTAACACTTTGATTGTCAACACTAGTCTTAACCTCTACAGGAGTTGATACTTTTGCGCTAATAGCCATTAAAAATCTGTTCCTAATACTAATCCAGGAGAAACTACAACATCGCCTTGTATTTCTCTTGTTATTTTACCACCACTAGTTTTTTTAGATACTAATTCCCAAACACCTTCATAATTATCAGCTAAGTCATCTGTAACTGTATCTGCTATTGTCATAGTTAAAACTGTATCACTTGTTTTAGTTAATCCAGCACCTACAGTTAATGTAATATCAGCAGCTGAAGAAAAATCTTTAGCTATTATTACTCTATAATCATAATCACCAGTATCATGTGGCGTTTCAAATGTTATAGTGTTTTCAAAATCAGTATTTTGCATTATTTGTATATCTTGATATTGTTCTGCGGTAATCATTATATACTCCTAATATAAAAATACTACTGTGTTAGCACTTGCTTTTGTAGCACAAATTGGATATGTGTGTCCTTGTAACAAATAAAATACTACATCAACACCATTTACTGTTAAAGTAACGTTTGCTGATGAGCCTTTCATGTGAACCGCTCTACACGCATCTTGGTCACTAGTTGTTGCAACTACTGCCTTAATGTATGGAGCTACACTTTCCTGTACTGCATAGTCGTTAAGTCCTTTTGCCATTTTATTCTCCTGTTAAGTTAATACAACGACTTCCATAGCCGCTGCCGTTCCATTATCTGAAAACGTAATTGTTTGATTTAAAGGTTGTGGTAAAAAAATTGCTTCACCAGCTTTTAATTTACAAATTATATCATTAGCTCCAGTTACAGTTACTAAAGCTGTATTTGCTGTAGTCCCTAATCTACTTGGAGTTACACCTGCGTCAAAATTAAACCCAGTATGTTTAATCCATAATCCATCAGCTGCTGCACCTACTGAAAATGTATTATTACTATCACCACTTGCATAATGAATACAACCATTAGCTGCAGTCCAATCAGGAGTTGCTATTGGGTCTCCTGCCCAAGTAGTAGATGAATTACCGCCACCTAAACTTCTACCAATTTCAGCATCTAAATTTTCTACTGTAACACCTTCATGCGTAGTAGATTGTATTGCTGATAAACTTATTGCATAATCTATTCTTGCCATTATATTCCCCTATTTAACCGCATACGTTTTTATCGTATTTGCGATATACATTTTGTTTCTGTTGCTTTCATTATCAGCAACCTTTTTATGAAATTCTCTTAAATAATACTCTTTTGCCTGTATATCTCCTTGTCTTTCAGCCATCATAGCACGTACATAATCTACGACTGCTAGACTTAACATTCTATTTAAATTTATATGAGTAGATTCAATTGGAGAAGATACTGTAGTTAAACTACCTACTGAAGTAGTTTCAGGGTCTTCAGCTACAAAAGGGTCTACTATAGCTGTATATTCTACTCTTAATCCTGAAGTAATTGCTTCATCTGGATATATAATATCATCAAATTCTCCACCTTTGACTCTACCTTGATTATCAATAATTCTACCAGAACTTCTTCTAATTTTGTAAAGCCTTAATTTTTTGCCATTTTGTATATAGGCATAAGTTCTATCTGTGTCATAACTCATGGATTTGTATCCTCGCTAACTAAAGGTTCACTTGCTAATCTTCTAATAATTTTATACTTGTTATCATCTTCAGTATCTAAAACACTAATATGTTTAATTGCAATTAAATCAGCTGGTAAATTATAATCTCTTTGATTTTTAACTATATTTTGTTTAGCGCTTGTTGTAGTAATTTCATTTGATGATTGTATTTTGTTTATTGCGTCTTTAACGTAAGCAATGACTAATTTTGTATCTCTAGTATTTGCTCTTTCCATTAATTCTAAAAGCTTCACGATGTTGCTCCTTGCTCTCTTCTTTGAGATTGTTGTTGTTGTTCAGGAGCTACTATAGCGCCAGTAATTGCTTGTAATTCACCTATAGCTCTTTGAAAAAATAATTGAGATGTTTGAATGCTATCTCTACTTTTTTGAGTATAAGCACTAGCTGTATTTAATCTAATACCAGATTCTTGTAATTTAGTGTTAGCCTTAGCAATTTTTAATTGAAAAACATTAGAATCTGCTTGATATCTAATATTAGCTTCATTTAATTTAGCCGAATAATTTTGTAAATCTATTTGAACTCTTTGACCTTCTTTTTGTATTTCAGATTGATATTTAGCAATATCTGATTGAAATCTTTGCATTGCTTCATTTAATTTTGCTGAAAAATTTTGTGTATCAATATTTTTATTTGCTGATTCTTTTTGTAGCTCAGATTGATATTTAGAAATATCTGTTTGTATTCTTTGTACTTCTTTTTGTAATTCATTAGTATATTTAGCTAAATCAGAATTAATTCTTTGTGTTTCTTTTTGTATTTCAGCTTGATAATTAGCTACTCCAGAAGATATTCTTTCAGATTCAGTTCTAGATTCTTGTGCATATTTAGTTAAATTGCCATTAAAAACACTAGTATTTTGATTTACTTTTTGAGCAAACGATTCTATGTTAGTTCTTTCAACATCTAACCTTCCTTTTGCTATACCTAATTCCATTTCAGTAATTTCGGTTGTAGCTTTTGCCATTTCTGGGTCTTCGTCTTCCAACCAATGTATAGCTGATTTACTTACTTTGGCGCTAGTATCTCCTGAAGTAAAACCGCTTTCTAGTATTGATTCAGCATTATTTATATCTCCAAAAGAATTACTTAAATTTAAAACCAAAGATTCAGAATCGTATGAAGGTAAAGAAGTTAATGTGTTATAGTCATCTTCTAACGATTTACTTAAAACTAATCCGCTAGGTAAAGAATTTGTTACATTTATAGAACTAGGCAAAGAATTTGTTAAGCTAATGTTAGTTGGTAAAATTCCAGCAAAATTAAAACTTGGCAAAGTGCTTGTTATGCTAAATCCAGAAGGAACAGTATCGCTAAAATTAAATATAGGAGTAGAACTAGGCAATTCACTAGAAAAAGATTCTATAGTCGTGTTAAATATTTTATCTATTTCTGTTTTACATAATCCTCTATAATATTGTGCTAATCTCATATAATCTAAAGAAGAAGCATATAGTATAGCAATATTTTCATATTCTGTAAGAATCCAATCATCTGTATTTTCATCAATTATTGGGGGAGCTGAATAAACAATCACTCCTTTATCTCCAGTACCAGCATTAACAGTTGTAGAACTGCCCCCTAATGGTGTATATGTTTTATTTGCTGTTGAAGAATTATAATCAGGGTCTGGTTTAATATAAATTTTACCACTTAGTTTATAATATTTTGGAAACATTTCAGTAGCCGTTAACAAACTATCAGCTTCGTCAAATATATGTATACTATTATCAGGAGCTTCTACAGCTACTCTTTTTTTCCCACTATCTAAACGATAAACTGCTAATATTTTATCATACGCTAGTGAAGAACCGTTTCCTAAAATATCAGTACCGCTACTATTCCAACCTGTAACTTCTACTTCAGAAGCAATAGTCCACAAAAACTTTTCAGGTAATGATGCTACTATAAATTTAGCTCCAGCATTAATATACTCTACTAAATATCTAGCCTTGGTATCGTTACCAGTTATATTGTTTACTTTTTCCCATAATTTCATATCTATTCTCCGTATGCATTAAGGTCCCCGTAGGGAGAAAGGAGGTAAAGAACCTACAAGGACCCAATGCAAATTAACTATTTAGATTATTTCCAAATAGCGTGTGATTCTGGCATCTTATACTCAAAACCAGCTTCAGTTAGAATCATATCGACTCTTTTATCTACACCAGTGTTCTCTAAGTTCTGAACTCCGACATAAATAGAAGTGTCTCTATTAACTCCATTACCAACTAGTGGTCTGTAAGCAACATTGTTCATGTTGATAGCAGCGATTTTAACGTGTGAACCATCTAAGGCAATACATCTAGCTACGTTCATTTTACCGTACACTGTTTGTATTTCTGTCACGTCTAATCCCATTACTTTCTTTCTACCAGTAACGGCTAAGTCTGCTTGGAAGCGATTAAAGTTATTACCATTATCGCCAACAGCAATGTTATTCTTAAAGAACCCACCTAGTTTGTGCAACCAAGTGTACACAGCAGTACTACATAAGAATACTGTTGCTCCGTCTTGATTGTATCTAGGGTCAAAATATTGTGACATATCTTGTAAGAAGTCATCAATAGATTTTGAAGCTAGGTCTAATGTAAAGATGTTACCAAAATTCAAGATGTAATCAATTGCACCTTGAGTGTGGTTTACACTTGAGTCTGCGACTTGTGAACTGAATAATCCAGCCCATTCAATGTCCCATTTGTGCTCAATAAGTTTATCTTTCCATGTTCTAGCCCACTCATTTGGTTCATACTTTAGAGCTGTTGCTCTTGCAGTATTAGTCATACCAAACTCGCTTCTAAAGATTTGAGTTTGTCCGTAACCAGTTGAGTATGGGTTATCTTTCCAAGACTCTCCAAGTAATGAAGAACCTTCACCGTAAGATGTACCTACGATGTATGAACGTCTACCTTCTAATAGTTCAGCAATATCTTTATCGTAAGCTGCACATTGTGGTTTATCACCACTAAATGAAGCTAACTCTAAGCTACTTCCTGGCATTCTTAGAACTTTACCAGTAATAAGAGCTGGTTCTGAAGATGCTACTCCAGTTCCTGAACTTGCTGAAAGGTCAAGGGTTTCTGTTATGTCTACAGCTGTGATTCGCACTAACATATAATCTGATACTGCTCCTCCGCCGTCTACGTTACTCATAGGAACTTTAACGATTTGATTTGGTTGGAAGAACTGTGGTCTTGTACCTGGTTTTCCAACTTCAATTGCTCCGTTTGATTGTCCTTGAACGTTTTGAATGTTACCTGCACTGAAATAATCAGTACACATATATAGTTTTACTTCTCCACCAAGCGATAAAGCTGTGTCGTCAGATTCTTTTACTACAGCACATTGTGCTCCAGTAATTTTCACGGTAGAACCGTGTTTCCATCCAACTACGTAAGCATAGCGCTTCATGAATGATTGTCTCTTCTCGGTAAACTTAAAAGTCGGGTCATCCGTAGGTTTTTTAGCCATTGTAGAAACAAGTCTAAAGAACGGTGTCTGAGATAGTGCTAGTTCTGAAAACCTATCACCAAAATCATAACGTCTACGTAAATCACCAGTAGAAAAAGTATTAGCGTTAACTCCGCCAACAATTCTTCCCTTTTCAGTTAACCCAGTAGAAGTTGACAATGCTAAAGGTGTATTAGGCATATTTCCCTCCTAGGGGTTGTTTATTTACATTAACTCATCTAGCCCTGCACCTTGTGATAGCAGCTTGTCAAAAACGGCATCGTCTACTGATTGTTCATCTCTTTGTTCGTTCCCAGCCGAAGCAACGCTAGGTGGCATAGTTCTAACATTTTTCATTTGTTGTACTATTTCTTGTCGAGCACCTTCAGCTACTTGAGCATCACGGTTATCTCTATTTTTCAAATAATAAACATCTTCTAATGTTAGTTTATGCGATTTTGCATAATCCATTAAATCAGAGTAATCTTCATTAGAAACTTTGTACTTATCTTTAAAAGCACTTTCTTCTAAAGCTTTACGTGATTGTATAGATTGTTGTTGAGCAAAATCACCTAATCTTCGTTGCACTACTCCATCCACAGTTGCATTAAACAATTTTGCAGATGAAGATTTAGGGTCTGACAAAGCTTCGTCATAATCAAAAACAAAATCTTCGTCTAAGCCAAGGCGCTCTTTCACACTTTCGGGTGCTGAGCCACCACCCTGAAAATAATCTCTCACATGATTAATTAAATTCGGGTCTTCTTTCATTGCATTTAGTAAAGGCATATAAGGTTCAATCTCTTGTAATTGACTGTTAAGTCTTTTAGCTTCACGAGATGAATCACTATATCTCTTTTCTAAATTATCTACTTCTTGAGTAGATTGTTGCTCGACCTCAGGGTTCCCTTCGGGGGAAGTTGTCTGTTGTTCTTGAGCTTCTTCTATTGGCTGGGATATAACATCACCCATAACTTGTTTATCAAGCTGAGAAAAAAAATCTTCAGCCACAGTATCTTGCTCTATAGGGGCTACTTCTTGTTCTGCTCTTTCGGCATCATCCATAAGTAGGTTATCCTGTGTTATTTCACTCATACTGTATTTCTCCTTCTAATTTACAGTTATTTTTTCTGTTTATCAACACTAATTTTTTTCTTTTCTAGTGCTAATTCTTTTTTTGCTAAATCAACGGTATCTTTCATTCTACCGCCTAAAAGTCTTTGTTCCATTTGGGTCTGAGTAACTTGTCTATCAATCGTTTTTTCAGCTTGGTTAATTTTATCTTTAATACCAGCTTGAACTAATTGTCTTTCTAATGTTTCAATAGTTCCCTCTTGGTCTTTCATCTGCTCTTCCATTCCAGCAATTTGTTGTTGCATTTGAGAGTATACGCTTTTTCTTTGCAATAATTGTTTTTTGTTTCTTATATCAGTTTGCTCTATCATAGCTATATCATCTATTAATCCAGCTTGAAACCATTTAAAATATTCATCTTGCAAAGCCCATCTATTAATTGGCTGAGTTGAACCAGATACAATTCTAACATCAAATTTACTTGAATTGTAATCATTATATCTTTTTATAACTTCACCAAAATCATTATAAATAGGAATATTGATAGAAGCTTCTTGAATTTCTCCCTCTCCTTGACCAGCTTCTGGTTGAACTAATCTAAATATTTTTTGACTAGTATATGTAAATTGAGCTATCTCTTTAAAGACTCTACCTACTTGTTCTAAAGCTGGTTCCACTACATTATTTACCCATTGTCTTACTCTTCTCGTTCCATATTCATCCATAGCTAACATACCACGATATGTTTCGTGACTATCCTCTCCTACTCCTTGCATACTAGATGAAATACCGCTGATATGTTCTATGTCGCTTTTACCTTGTTGAGTAACAGTATAAAAAGCGTTGTTAATAGGCAAAGGTTGTATAGCGTTAGGAACATCAAATCCTTGTCTGTATTTTAATAAAGCTCCAGGAGAACTTGAATATTGTTCCCATTCTTCTTCGTCAATAGCGCCTTCTGTATATAGCCATCTTAAATTACTAGCAAGATTAGCATTATGTAACATAATTTGATGAGCTTTATTTATTTCTCTTTGTTTACCAATCATAGGAGTTACGGCGCTCACTGGGTAAGGAGTGTTTGTATGAGTATACATAACTGGAATAATTGGATAATCTTCTATAGGCAATAAACTTTCGTATAAATACATATCTCCAATTGAAGCACATACCTTTACTTGAGTTTTAAAAAATTCTACATATTCAACTACAGACTCTGCAAATGTATCAGATTTCATTTGTATATCAAAAGAACTTTTATCTATTACACTTTGAACAGTTTTGGTTTGAGCTTGAACTAATTGAGCTTCCATTAAAGCTCGTTGCTCTTCTATTCTCATTTGCATTTCTTTAGAAAATTTTTCTAATTCTAATTGCATTCTTTCTGGCAACATTTCGCCTTCATTAACTAATTGCATTAATTCTAATTCTTTTTCTTTTATACCAACAGACATTTCTTCTATCATAGATTGCATTTCTTCTTCTGCTTGAGATTGAATAGCTTTTAATTGTTGGTCTGTTGGAGGTTGTTTTAACCAAACATTTACAAAAGGAATTTTTTCTTTACTATAAACTTCATAATAGTCTAAAATTTCATCTTGTTCTCCATTCAATTTAAACGCTTCATTCTCTACGTCTCCTGGCAATATTGTTTCAGATTCATGAACATCTCTAAGACTGTATTGTTTACTTTCTGTTGAACCTGAAGCTTTAGATATTTTTGTTTTAAATTGAGGCAACATTTGCATTAAAGAGCTTTTAGAAAGATTTTTTTGTATAATTATATAGTTAGCATCTCTAAATAAAAAATCTCTACTAAGAGGGTCTACATAAACATCGTAAGGGTCTATAGTAGAAAATATAACTTCTCCCATTCCTTGGTCTGCATTAGCGTCTACATCTACTCTAAAATATCCAACTCCTTTGACTAAAGAGTCTTGTATTACTTGACCAAATAAACTTTTACCATTTGATAAATGCCAACAATATTCAGCAATCATACTATGTACGTGAGCAATATCAGCGTCTGAACCCTCTACTCCAATCGCCTGCCATCTAGGATTGTTAGCGGTAATAAAAAATTTCATAATATCAATAGCTGGAGTTATTCTATTAATAATAAAATCAGGCATACCTCCATTTCTTAAATCTTCTAATTCTTCTGCTGATAATTGTTCGTTCAGATAAAAATCCATACCTTTTTGAGAATCGGTAAACCATTTTTTTCTAAAATAATTATTTGCTTTTTGAAACAAATGCTTATTTACGTCAGCTTTATTTTTTCTTCCTCGTTTAGCCATATTAATCCCTTATTTCAAAGTGTGGTAAATCATCAAAGTTATTATCTTTTAAATCTTTATCTCTATCCCAATCTCCACCCCAACGAATATTAAGTCCCATTGAAGCTGCGATACCCATTACAAATCCAGCAAAATATGTAAATCGTTCTCTATCTTTCCAATCTATAGGATACGGAGCTACATCTACAGCCAATGAAGGGTATTTGTTATGATTTCCTTTTGGATATTTTAATTTACTAAATCCTTCTACAAATAATGCATCTTGTTCTGCTTGACCTCTATGTCCTTGTAAAACAGTACAATCAAAATCTTCAACTACTCTTTCAAATAGTTCTACTAATCTTGGGTCGCAAGTATTTAATTTTTCTTGTGATTTTTTTCCAAAACTTGGCATTATTAATCTCTTAAACTTTTTATATAGTCAAATATACGTTTTCCTTGTTTACCAAACGCCCCACCGCTTTTCAACTTTTCTACTGAAAGTTCTTGTTTAGTTTTTGGAGGATTTTTAAGATATGTTTCATACGAAGCTTGAGATTTTGGTCCCCAAATACTATCTAATTTTCCTTCGTAAAAACCCATTTCTTTTAAATCTCTTTGATGCGCAAACACATTTTCTTTTGACATATCGTGTTGCAACCCTTTAGGCAATTGCCCTTTCATTCTTTTTTCAAAATCTTCTTTTGATTCGTTTTTATATTGACTGTATTGTGGCATAATTATTTCCTATTTTTTAAAAGTTTTTTCTGATGCTGAAATCCCAAATGAACCAAGCGTAACCCAAACAAATGAATTATAAATATAGTCATTAACCATAAGTTCAATTCCTATAATTCCCATAGCTAAATCAACAATACCAAATACGCACATAAGTGCAAATGAAAGAAATCCTATGATATTCTTTTCATTGTATTCGTTTTTATCTTTAAATAATTCCCACATTAAGCAACTAACCAACTTTTAGCTTTTCTTTTAGGTTTATACCATTTTGGTTTATCTTTTGTCCCATTTTGTTTATAATTAGGGGGAAAAGCGTGCAAATTAGCATAATATAGTCCCTCAATTGTATCATCATGAGCCATTCTTGGTCCAAATGTAATGATTTCGTTAATTAAATCAAACATATTTTCTCTAAAATATAAAGAACCTACACTAAATATACCAGATAAACCTGAATAAATTCTATTTCTTTTTTGTGTTCCTCCTGGTTTCTCGGGAATTACACTAATATCATAACGATTAATTCTCCTCCTTTCGTCATTAAGTGCTTGGAATACACTACGATTCATAGCAACGTCTTCTACTGTTGCACTACTACAATTATATTTTTTGTACAAATCAATAATGTAATCTACTACTCCTTTCTTATCAAATATTTTACCATCTGCATCTTTTGCTCCTAAAGTAGGAATACTTCTATGTCTTTCATATTCTAACACGTAACGATTGTTGTTTGCATCAACTGCAATAACCATTATAACGCTAAAATCAGATTCTTTTGTATCTATATCTGTAGCTGGGTCGCAACCAATAAATGTAGTAACAGGAACACTTTCACCATCTCTTACAATATATCCCATATTATCATCTTTGTTCCATTCGTAATAGCCTTTCCAGTATTTGATATGTTTTTGTGTCCAAATAGAATCTTCTTCAGATTGTACTTGCATCATATATTCTTGGAAAAATTTAGAAGGCGTTCCACTATCTTGATAGAATTTTTTCTTTTCTTCTAATTTTTCTAATGGAAACCATCCAGGCCACAAAGAACTTCCATCTGGGAGAATTGCTTTATAAGTAATTACTCTCCACGCAAAATCTTTTTGGTTTTCTCCTTGACGTTCGTAATTAACGATAAGATTATTGATGAAGCTATCAAAGTGCACAGGAGTACCATTGACCCTAAGACGACCAGTATGAGGCTCAATAGCAGGATAAACAACAGCAGTAACAAGATTACTGTTTTTAGCCCTTGCTTCAGCCGTGATAGTATTTGCTTCGTGTTCGAAGTCGTCAAGTATGATGAGGTCATATCTTTTATGCAATTTAGCACCTCCCCTGATACCCGCAACATTTGATTTACTAATAAGTTTACATCCATTTGCTAACTCCACATCTTCTTCTGTCCATTTTTTCCCTTTCAAATTACCAAAGTAATATTTTATTTTATCGTTATACTCAAAATGGTATTTAATATAATCCATATTACCAGTACTAAGTTTTTGCGTTGCAGACACCCACGCATAAAATAGCATATCGTCTTTAGGGCAAAAACAAAAATCTTTTATAATTGAACATTTAGTAAGCACAGTTTTTCCATGACCACGAGGCAAAATAACCGCTAATTGTTTTACTTCTGGGTTATCAATAGCATCCGCCATCTCGTAATGAAATGGAGGTGTTTCGCTTCGCATAAAATCGTCTGGTAAAAATAATTTACCAAAAGCAATCATATCCTTACTTGCTAACTGAAGTGCTTCTTCCGCTTTGCTTATGTTCTGTATCTTGTGCATCTTTTTTAGATTCTTTTTCCATGTATTTTTTTAATTTATCTTCGTCTTTATTCATACGTATGTATTTATCTAAGACGCTATCCATTAACATTACATGACTGTGCAACATTTGCAATTGCATAGTAAGTTCTTTTATTCCTCTTACTAAATCATGTTTAGATAATGTTTTTTTATTTATTTTAGCCACCTTGACCTACCTTTCTTTTTTTATAGTGCTTAGGACTAAGCTTATTTCCATACTTAGTATTTTTACTTTGACCCTGACGAGTCTTCTTTTTTCCGTTAGTTCTTTTTAATTGAGGCAGTAATCTTTTCATTTACTTTTTCTTTTTCTTTTTCTTTTTCTTTTTTTTTGTAGTTCCTGTTCCGTATGCCATTTTAGTTCTCCCAGCAATTTATTCTATCTTTAGTAAATTCCATAGTAATCCAACCCGTACGCTGAATACCATAGAAGCTATAACGAGCATAGTCTGCGTATCTGAGGAACGACCCTCCCCTTACATACCATTTACGTTTTAGACTTTCTTCTCCGTCTTCTATTGTTAATGAATCTATTGGTTTACAATACAACTGGTGGTTATGTCCTAAAAAGTAAACATCTCCATCAGAATATACTGAAGCCATTTGATTTAATTCCATGTCTCCGTTTTTAGCTCCACTTTTTCCATGCCCACTAACAAGAAACCAATCTTTGTCGCCAATAGTAATTTGTGCGTATCCAGGCAATCTAAAATATGGAACATCCATTTCACTTGCTAAAGTCTTACATACATCAAAATCTAATATGTTAAAACTTCTTAGATAGTCGTGATTCCCTCCTCTTATAAATAAACACTTATCTTGTATGGGTTGAACAAGCTTTAAGAACGAAAGATATTGTTCTTCTGGTGGAATTGCCTGTCCTCGTTGATTTATGTTATAATTAGGGGGAATCAGTTCTATCATATCTCCGTTACCAAACCATCGTGCGTTTGGGTCTTCATATATAACTTTAATTGCTTCCTGAAATTTCTTTAAGTCAAACTCGTGAGCTCCAACATGTATATCAGTTAATCCGTGTACACGTAATTTTTCATCACTTTTTATTTGAAATAACTTTCCTGGCTCAATGTGCTTTTTGTCGTATTCTTTTACATTAGAAGGAATAGGAATAGAAAACCATTTACCGCAAGACTTACAGCTAAATTGTTGCTTAACAGTATCTTTGTTTCTTTTCTTACCTTCTTTTTTTGTCAACATACTACTACAATGTGGACATATCATTTGTTTTCCTCCTCGGAAGTTGTTTCTGGAAGTATAGCTCTTGATGCTCCTTCTATCTCGTCTGGACTAAATCCTTGGAACAAACCTACTACTCCAGTTTCTATTTTCTTAACTTGATTACCCAATGTACCAATTGCTTTTCCTAGTTCTTTTAAGGATTGCAACGCTATATTTTCGTCTTCGCTTGTATCAGCTAATTGTTTTAAAGAACCTAATATGTATGAATGGTCAATACCTAGCTCCTTAGCTATTTCTTTTGAAGTTTTTTCTATCTCAGTCATTACTCTCTCCTGTTTAAGTAAAACTACAGCTTTTTTTCTAGCTGTGTTACGATTTTTCTCAGTAAATGCTTTCATGTAAGCACTCACAGCATCTTTTCCTACTGCCACGCTCGT